CTTGTACATCACCACCCGAGCCTTGAGGTGCCTGAGCCTCAGGAGCTGGTGACCCCGGACCTTGAGGGTTCTGACCTTGGGCCTGTTGGCTCCTCGGCATTATGTCACTTAGCATGCCCATGATTATACCTCTTCCTTACTTGGGATGGTGTAGACGGCGTTCACTCGACTGTCGTAATTTGGTGAATTCATAGTTGAATAACCTGGAGTAAAGCCACTAAGTGCTGACTGTAACGACCCTGGTTGATACCCACCAGCGAAGACGCCCTGGTTGACGGAGTCGAGTCGTCCAGCCAAAGCATTAGGATCTACGGCCTGTTTGGCTGCCAGCTCTTGCTTCTGCCTCTCGATAAGGGTGAGTCTATCCTGGTCCCCTTGGGCTTCGATCATGTCGATCTTGTCAGGACTTAACGCGCCTGACACGAGGTCTCCCCCGATCTTAGCCAAAGTGGGGTGTTTGTCCAGCCAACCCGTCGCGTCTGACAACATGCCACCCGAGGCTGGGGCGGCGGCAGCCGCTACACTGGGAGCTGCAGCTCCCATCAGTGTCTGACTACCCATTGAAGCGATGCCCGATCCCGCGCCGGAGGATACGGTGTCCGTTATAGCACCACCCATCATGTTCACAGTTGACAGATCCGCCCCTCCAGTGACAGCACCCATCGTAAAGTCTGAAGCCCCACCCATAGCGTCTCCCACCAACCCCGCAGGGTCTACACCAACGGATGCAACTCCAGAGCTAGCACTAGCCGCCCCTAAACCTTCGAGAGGGTTACTCCAACTCATGGCTCCTGTGGCTGAGTCAAACCCGAAGCCTGCACCGACAAACCCGCCGGCCAATGCTCCCAGCAACTCTGAACCGGTTATCTTACCGACTATTTTACTAACCACCATACCTACGGCAGCTTTTGCTAAAAACGTTACCACCATGGGGGCCATATCATATCTCCTTAGAGTAAACCGTACCGATACGGCTGAATTCAGATAGTTTAATGAGTTTCTTGTACCTTGGGTTATTCGTAACTTCTGTTAGAGTGACGATGTCAGCACCGACACTCTTAGCCCAATCGTAGAACCTATTGATTAGAACGTTCGTCTCTCGACCCTCTAACACTAAGACGTCGGTGGCCACCCTAGCACCCCAAACGTTAACGTCAATTCCCCCGGCGAACAGCCCACGAGGTTTATCTTCATCGTCCACCGACACCTCGCAAAAGAACGCAGGCATTGCCACTGCCATGGCGAACGTCCGCCTCATGTGGTCGTCATCCAACGGGATGTCTTTAAACGGACTCCGTTGGTGGACGAGTGGGAGTAATGGGACCAGATGGTCGAAGTCGCTCATTTTAGCCCGTCGGATCATGCGCCGTACCCAACACCTTGGGTGTTACCACTGATCCCGGCCAAGAAGTTCAATCCGGAGCCCAGGTTGTCGATGATTACCTTGACCGCATTGGTGGACTGTGCGGTCGTCATTCCGGGATCCGCCAACACGTTTGATATTGACCTCAAGGCACCGTCGTACATCGATCCCATGGAGGTGTCCAAATTCTTTTGGATCTCGTAGTTTTGACTCAACGTCTCCAGCTCGACCGCATAGTCCTGTTGAATCGCTGCCAACTGGGTTCGGATGTTGGCGTCAAAGGTGGCGAATTGCTCTTTGGCCGCGACATCGGCTTCCATGGTCCCCAGGTTGCGATTGAAGTCCTGTTGGTTGATCTGCTCTTGCAACCCCGCTTGTTGTTGTGCTAGTTGCTGAGATGACGACAACTGAACGTTGGCGTTGGGGATTACGTTGAGAGCATCCGTGTTGGCCTTACTCACGTCCGTGGTGAGCTGCGCGTTCTGACCAAGGGCTGCGTTCGTAGCCTGCTGATTGGCTAGCTGGGATTGACCGTAGGTCTGTGCGTCTTGGGTAGCGATCGGCATGGCGGCATCAATAGCAGCAGCCTCTCCCGCTCCGGCGGACATAGAGCTGTTGAGTAGACCTCTGGCGTTACCCGTCTGAGCGGCACTTGTACGCGCTCGACCGATGTAGGGATTGCTCTTAGACAGCAACCCTTCAAGTTGCCCAGATACCGTGGACTTAGGATCGACGGTTATCTGATCGGCGGAATAGGTACTGGCGGACGCCTGATTGATATCAGACGCTCCCGGCATCGGCGTTAAAGTAGGGGCCTCTGCACCCGTTGCGTTGGGATTATACTCAGGTGGGTCAAGTAGTGACATAATAGTTACCCAGGTTAATATATGGACAGTGTACTATAAACATGGTAAGTAGCCTACTTATCTTCGGGCCTTTCTGCCCATTTATTAAACCCGTACCCCCCCAACACAGCCCCTGCTAACCAGTAGAAGTGTTCGGATAGGATATACCCGAAGAATAGACCCGCGCACCCCGTTAACGTAAACAACATAGATAGGATGAACTTCCGCTCTCTGAACTTATCGTCGGCCATTATTTACCCCTCGTGGGATACGATGTGTTGGCCTCGATCAACTTATCCAACTTGTCATTAACCTGATCCACCTTGGCGACAACCCTGTTTACTGCGGCCTTCACATTACGATTCTCCAACTCAACCAACTCCTTACTATGGATGATCCCAAGTGAATTGGCGTCGATCCTACGCTCCACGGTGTTGGCCCAGGTGAACAGGGCGAACGCCAAACCTAGAGTGGCCACCATGTGGCTTAGGTTTACCTTCTTGTCTAAATGCCAATGCCTTCTGTCTTCTATATCAGCCATCAACAGTGCCCTACGTCGAATTGATTCAGTAAGTGGTCACACATCCACCGCGCCACATCTCCCCTCCACCCGCCTTTCTTTTTCAGTCGCTGAAGTCGCGCTGTGAATAGCAATTCCCTAGGTAGGTCGGCGTAAATCACTGTACCTACCGTGAGGTTCAGGGCTACATCTAAAATGTACCCAATGAACAGTAAGACGTATGCTTGCGCTTTGGCAACCGGGTGTAGTGAATGCCGGACCTTCTTTAAGTTCATCAATGCCAGATAGAAAACCCATGTCAGGAGGAACAGCGTGTAACCGGATAAAAGTAGAAGTAGTATTTCCATTACGGCTCCACAAATAAAGGTAGTACCGCCACCACTTCGGTAGGTGACATCTCGTTGATTTGCCCAGCTTGCCATTGAGCCAAAAGGGTATAGCAAGTGTCCCAGCAGTTAGCTCGCCAGTTCCTAAACGCTATAGCTTCACCGTTAAACTTAACCACCGGAGAGCCTACATAAGTGACAGCAGTAAGAATGGAATCGTAGCCATAGGTTTTAGCTATGCTGTCTAGCTCTGCCTGTACAGCAGCTTTAATAGCTTCTAGCTTATCTGCGGTAGACATGGTTACTACGGGATCAGAGAAAGAGAACCCATCCCATGTTTGCCCTACAACACCAAGCCCAGTAACGATAGTTTCCCCTCTACTTGATAATTCACCTGCATCAGGAGTGTAATCACAAGTAGCAATAACTACTCCATCTTTAATAATTGAAGGCATTATTTAACTCCTATGATGATGTAGTTTGCAGTGTGATTTTCCCAGCTACTCGGATCGCCAGCACGAAAAGCACGACAATTAACAGTGCGAGTACCATTCGCTGATACGTCTAACTCTAATAAGGTAAAGCCTGAACCATAACCTGTATTATTCATACTCACCATCCACTTGCACTGCCCTTCCGTGTAACCAGATGGGAGAGGAATGGTTCCGCCATGAGCGATGGTTCCCGCACCTATAGCTACCTGTGCGCCGCCGACTGCCTGCATCGTGGGCGCAGCGCCAGCACCATTGGACGTTAACACCTGCCCACTACTGCCCGTAGCAACAGCAGCAGGCGCACCGGTTGCATCAAAAGCAATCAGATTACCGGCTGTGCCGTGTGCTAGTTTTGCCAGTGTGACCGAGTCATCAGAGAGTCCCGTCGACGCAAGGGCGTCAATCGCTTGTTTAACTCTAATGGGGGACATGGATCGTAAGGCGGTTTCAGTACCCGCCTCCATCTCTGCTTGAGAGGCTGCCGTTTGTGCTGGCTCATAGGTTCCAGAGTGAGTGTGATTGCCCTCGGATACAGTACCAGCCGTGGTGCCGAAGCTCTTGTTGAACGCCGTACCCTTAGCCCCAATAGACGCCTCTTTCCCGTCCAACGCGGTCTGTTGTGCCGTGCTGACGGGCTTATCCGCGTCACTGGTGTTATCTACGTTACCCAGGCCGACGTGAGTCTTGGTTGTGTTGTGGGGATTCGACGTGCTACTTACATGGGCCTGAATGTTGGCGTTTGCCGCCTCATATACCCCGGTGTGGTTATGGTCTCCTGCAGCCACAGTACCGGCTGTGGTGCCCACCGATAGAATGGCAGCTCCACCCAGTCCCAAGTTGGTTCGTGCGGCTGACGCACTGGCCACATCACTCAGGTTGTTTGTCGACTTGACCATTGCCTGCTCTACATCGTAAAAGCCTTGCTCTATGGCCTCCACATCAGCGGCTTCGTATTCCTCGCCGTCGACTTTGGAGTTATTAAAAAAACTGTTTACTGGCATTATCTACGCCCTCTACCGGGTATGAATTCAAATAAGACACCGTCAACTTCCCACGCAGATCCGATGGCGTCGGAATAGAAGAAGAGGCTCACATAATCACCGTGTCCTGGCAGGTCGACCTGCCCTTCCAATATGTAAGCGGCTCCAAGAGTAAACGACCCAAGTAGACCTGACCCCAATTGAGAACCTAACCCGCCCACGGCAAGATCCGTAAATCCAACAGGGGGGATTATACCATCGGATCCGAATTTAAAGTCAGGTTTTACACGCAGTGCCACGGCCGCTGTCGCCTTGATGTCGAACACCGCTCTACGAAATCGCTTACGCTGACGGGGGGAACCGAGGTGGTTATAGGCAACCCGCATGTACGAAGTTATAGCGGCCCCGTCAAAGGTATCCCCTGACTCCATTTTGTACACGTAGCCGCTATCTGAACCAAACAGGATGAGTTCGTTTCCGCTACCATCCTCAGTAGATACAACCCGCTTAACTGGGTCAGGGAACACCACGCGGGTTACGCCTGCCAACTTAGATCCTCGGAATGTGAAGTATAACCCCGTGCCGTCGGAGAAAAATAAGCGGTATTGTGACTTTTCCCTGACGATACACGAGGCAGAAACGATACCCTTCTTACTTAACAGCAACTCTTGGATATCGTGACTGATCGTAGCGTCAGCAAAGTCACCGAAGTTCTGGGAGGTGTAGAAGTCTACAACCCCTCGATCATCCAGGTATTTGACCCGAGACCCCAACTGTTGGAGGGTTCCAGATATAGCACCGATCTTATTACCGTGCTCCACCAGGGCGGTGTTGGTCCAATCGGCGCTGGACGACCCCTGTAACAGGTTCGTTGAGTTACGCCCGAACACACCCAACACACCACCTGATAGTTGCATGAACCCTGTTACCCCATCCTCGACTGTCATCTCCGCCGCCCCTGTGATCGGGCTAAACGTGGTGGGCAACCCCAAACTGGAGTGCTGTACGGAATAGTCGAATGAGAGGAACAGATGCTTCTTGTGAGCGATGATGTGCTCAGGGGTATCGGTAGTCATGCCCGTAGTGATGTCGGTCCACGTCGTGGCGTCCCACTCGAACGCTTTATGAGTACCGGACGCCCCATACATCTTATAGGCTCCAGCAAAGTTATAGTTCACGAACTCATAATCACCATCGGGTGCCAGCCCGGTCTTCTTAGTGGTCCAACCTGACCCAACGGATTCGTGCATCTCGGCCGTGGCACCACCCACCGCGTTACGGAAGGCGTACACCTTGTTGTTGAAGTACCAAACCCCCAACAGTGCGCCTTCTCCTGGGACCTCGTTGGTATCAAACTTTTCGTACCCAGCGATGCGAGCATACCCACCCGACAGCTTCTGCTCAACGTTCTGAGACTGGATCAACTTTCCAGGATCCATCAATACGGCGGGGGTCTTTAAATCGAGGCCTCCTCCGAGTGGGTAGTATTTGGTCTTTACTGGCATTACCGGGGTCTCACTACCATGTCTTCTGGTAGATATCGCAACTTCAAGACGTCGGGCCAAAGGTCCCCGAACTTGAGTCGTGCGTCGTCCAGGGCTTCTCGGCTGGCTTCGTAACCGGCGTAGTCCATCAACGCCTTGTAGACGATGACCATGTGCAACTCTTCGGGCAACGTCGGGGTGTCGTCATTAGCTGCGAACCTTACCGGAACGTCGAACCCTATCGCCTGCACGGTGTAGACGTCGTTTGGGGTTGGGTACAGTCGGTACCCACCACGGGGTAGGATCGTAACAACCGACGGATAGTCCTCACTTACGGCATCCCAGTAAACGTCCTTGAACTCGTCATAGGGTACGTACTGCAGCGCACGTCTGGTCGACACCCCATCAGCCGTCAGGTAGATGGTGAAAGACTCGTTGTCGAACTTAGCGATGCCGGACGATGTCCGGTATTCATAATCTCGTGTCGAGGCCACGGTTACTTTGGAGAACTCACTCCACAAGAAGTCCCACTCACCCTGGAATTTAGACTGAATGTTGAGCCATGAGTCAGTGATCCATTGGACCACACGTCCGTACTCTCCGGTTTGGAGTGTGACATCAGCCGGACCGGTACCACTGATACCGGCCAGCCGACGCAACTCTACACAGAGTTCTAGGAATGTCACCCGTTTGACCTCAGGAAAGCCACTGCCTGATCACGGTCGACGTACTCACCACCCGCCTCTTTAACCTTCTGTTTCAGCTTCATGTGGTGCATGGTTTCGAGATCACCTCCTTGGCTTACACTGGGGTTGGTAGGGGGAGCCGGAGCTATCCCCTGGGGAATGGGTGGAGTTGGTGCAACATCGGGGGCCGGAGCTTCAACAGGCGCGTTGTCAGCAGCGGCTGCAATCTCTGCGGCCTTACGGGCCTTAGCCTCGTTGCTACGTCGGGTCAATCGCTCGATGTCTTCGGCGCTCGCTTCTTTGGTGACCGGGGCGTTATCAACCACGGTATCAGCTACTGCGGCTTTAGCCGCCGCTTCGAGTTCTTCCTGGGCCTTCAACTTCAGACGTGCGGCCTCAGCTTCCTGGTCAGCGCGAACCTCCAGCTCTGCCAACTTCTCGGCAGAGAAGCCTTCGAGGATAGGTTTCTTGTCCGGGGTAAACTCTACGCCGTCCTGAATGTATCTGGCGTTGTTAGGGGTTGTACCAGAGATAAGACCGTAAGGTCTGTCCAAGTTCAATCGAATAGTCATAGGGGTGCCTTGTAGTTAAGCCCTTCGTCAACGGGGCTGTTACCAGTTTTGAGTTCGGATTCACGGCTGCGATCTGCAGTACCATTACGGTTACCGCTTCCGACCTCATAGTCTTTACGATGGGAGTGGCCCTTCGGGATAACCTCGGGTTCTCCGTACGGGGTATATCGGATCGTCTTCATAGTTGTCTCCAGGGTGGAGGTGCGGGGAGCCGAAGCCCCCCGCTATTCAGATTAGCACTTGTCTTTGAAAGTACCACGATCCGATTTAATCGACTTGGTCTGCGCTACCGGGCGTTGAGACTTTTCATCGGTCTCTTGGCGCAGCTTTGCTTTCTCGTCGAATTTGGTCTGTTCAGTCAGACCCTTCTCGTTAACACTCATGATGGATCTCCTTAGTACCACTCAATGGTGACAAGAACATCGCCAGCACCAGCGGTACATTCACCATTGGTGGACACCTCAACTACGGTGTCGGCGGGGATGTCGTCATCCGTGCCACGGGTCATCCCGTTGGCAACGGCACCGGCGGACGAAACCGGAACGGACAGCGTTCCGAACGCATCCACGTCAGCCGTCAGGCCCACGTCAATGGTGTTAGCCGCAACGGTGACACCGGTAGTTACTACGTTACCGATGTCGATCAGACGACCGGACTTACCTGCAGGCCCTACGATGCGGCCAATGATAGCAGCGGTAGATAGGGTAGCCGCTGGAAAGCGGTACACTGCAGAGGTTGGGTTTGAATAACTCATTCTAAATCCTCCAGATTAAGCGGCAGATGCCCACTTGATGATTCGAGCATTAGCAGCGACGGTGTGAGCCAGACTGAAACCTTCCAGTGCGTACCACGCTACACCCTTGTCACGACCGAAGTCACCGGGGAGTTTACCACGAATCTCAGGCGGGATTGCGATGCCCTCGATCACGGTATCCTCTCCGAAGAAGAACGCTTCGTCGGACTTACCGTTGGACCAACCTTGGCTGGCGATAGCAGTCTGCTCGAAGAAACGAACCCCCTCGTATGACCGACCTACCTCACCATTGAGGATCATGCCGAAGCCCTGATCAACGTAGGAGTGAATTGCCTCAAGATCGTCCTTGAAGTCACGGAAGGTCTTAGGCCGACCGATGCAGCGGTAGTTACCATCTGAATAGGTTGGGATGTTCCGCTCTTTCATCTCGTCAGAGATCAGCTTGACGTGAACGTTGTTCATTGCCAAGTTGTTGGTTGCAGTAGCAGCACCACCGGTCTCCAGGGTGATGGCGGTCGCACTGGTACCCGATGCTGGCGTTACCACCAGAGGTGTAGCAGCGAACTGAGCACGCGCCTCGATCTCGAACGCCTTAGCAGCGTCGTTCTTCAGGGCCTTATTGATGATCTGCTTCACAGGATGCAAAGACAGGTCGTCGAGTAGACCGCTGTAAGGTACGGAGTTACCGAACTCGTAGATCTGACCAGATCCCTGGGCAACGGTGAACCCGGTCTCAGGCATACGCTGGTTCTCAGCCAGACGTCCACCTTGGGTACCTACATCACTGTAGATGTTCCAATGGAACGCATCGCCTGCGTGGAGCCCCTTGTCGGTCTGATCGTCAGCATCGCAGTGCTGAATGAATCGGGTCATAGGTTGAAGAGCATTACGGAGGGTACTGGACAGCTCGTCGCTGTACATATACCCGCCTGCGGTATTGGTATTCCAAACTTGTCCTGGCATGACAGGATCCTCTTAAATTGGGTTAGACTTCCAAACCACGAGCTTTTCGCATTCTGGCGATATACTCGGAGTTGGTCTCTGGTTTCGGCGCTGGCTTTGGTTGGGACTTACCAGATGACGCTCTCGGGGTCCGCAGGGCTCGTTTCTCGGCTTCGCGGTCTCTGGTTGGGGGTTGGTTCGTTGTAGCCGTTCCGTTGCGCCACTTGAGTACCCTGTCGCCTGCCTCGGTGAATATCTGTTCCGGGGTCCAGCCTGGGTGTTCTCTTGCAACTACATCACTCTCGATGTCCGCCATTTGGAAGAGGCGTGGGTCGTTCATGATGTCGGAATACGTCTCAGCGAAACTCGCACCGGCCAACTCAAGGTCGCGTTGCTTCTGTTTCTGCTCTACGGTTTGGAGTGCGCCTTCTACGGCACGGTTGACGATTTGGTCTTGGTCGATCTGCGGGGTCGTGGGTGTGTTACTCAGACTCAACAGCTCGATAAGCGCCGCATCTGCAACCTTATCCTCACCATCCAACAATGCCTCGCGGTACTTACGCGCCGCTTCGGCTACTTTCGCTTGTTGGTCGCCGCTGTTGGGTAGACCTAGATTTCTCTCAGACTCGTCTCGGGGTTGAGATAGAGCCCTACTCTGTAACTCTTTGAGGCGTTGGGTCTCGGCTTTGATCCGAGCATCCTCCGCTTCGAGTCGTTTACGTTCGGCTGCCAGCTCCTGCAAACCTTCGTTCGCAGTTACCATTTTCTGGTAGTTCTCGACTCCGCCAGCGGCGTCGATCCGTGCTTGGTCAACCTGTCGTACTCGACCATTGATCTTGACTTCGATCAGTACGGGCTCTTTGGTAGCGGGTGGAGGGGTTACCTCGTCCTTACCGTCCTCGTCCTTGATGTCGTCAACATCGGTAGATTCAGTGTCCTGGGTCCCGGATCGACGCTGCTCGTATTTACGGGCAATTGCCTCTCTGGGATCGAGTGACTCTTCTGGTGTGGAAGATACATCAGAACCCCCCTCCTGTCCACCATCTTTTGACTCTAAGTCGTTGTAATACATCGAATCTTTTTCTCCGACCATAACCTTTTCTTTAACGAAGGTCTCGGTACGGGGTGATGTGTCACTGGTATCTTTACTCATTTGTAATACTCCTGCCGTCTTTCGATGGGCATCTTGGGTTGTGAGGCTTATCGGTCTACCGCCTCGGATTCTTGGATGTTTCTAGCAGCGACGCGACCCGAGTTAATAGCCTCGATCAACCACTGTTTAAACTTTATGCACACCTGGATTTCAGTACGGACGTCTGTGTTTGCCGTTATGTCGCTTGGGCTCAACCAGATCAGTTTTTCCGTCAGCTTCTCAATCTCCAGGTCGGCACGCTCAACAAGATAACGGCCTAGAGACGAGGCGAGGAAGCCCTCCGCCTCTATACCCAACTTAGCCGCATCCAGTTGCATCATTTCGTAATCTGGTTCACTCACTCTTCAAACTCCATAACGTTGGCACCACACTGGGTGCAGTAGATCATGCCCGGGGTGACCGCCATCAGACCGTTACCACAACACATACAGGTGAGATGTAGCTCATCTGAACGTTGCACCGGGTACATCGGTGTGGCGCGATGGGTGTGACACTGCGGACATTCCAACCACTCTGTACCTACCGGAGCCACACCCACCCACTCGTGGTCACAAACCAGACAGATCATAGTCCCTGAGAAATGGGGATCCGACCGGTACGCGTCTAGCGATACGACCTTATCCGTCATAACCCACGACCGTTGCCGGGTCCTACGGCGAACTCTCGCTCCGCCAGGAACCGCTCATTCTGACCGCGCTCTTTCATCGCCGACTCTCCTAACTTGGCTTTGATGTTCTCGATACTCAACTCTCGCTTACCGGCTAGTTCCATCACATCGCCGTCTCGCTCCATCTGAGCTAGAACATACTTCAACTTGCGCTCCTGGTCTTCGCTCTGCATCTTGGATTCGATCTTCATCTGCTCCAGCTCGGCTTTCATCTGTTCACGCTGCTGCGCCGCCTCGGCTTTGAACTTCTCCAGTTCCATACGAGGATCAACCTGGGGCTGTGGTGGGTTGTTCGGGTCAGCAGGTGGGAAGAACCGCTCTGTGCTACGGAAGCCCATAGCACCGAAGATCTCCTTAACGACGGCCTCCGCACCCTTCTCACCCATGCGGCCGCGCATCTCTGGGACGATGTTGAACACCGCGCCCATACCGTTGACGATGCGCTGTATCCTCTGGTTGGGGTTGGTGGAACCGAAGCCCACGTCAACCTCAACCGTCATGGAACCCATCAACAACCGATCCGTGATTCGATCCATGCCGTAACGCTGCCACAATCCAACCTTATTCGACACGACGGACAGGATGGCCTCGTCGCTTTCATAATACTGCTCCAGTTTTATGACCTGCTTAAGAACCGGCTCAACCCAAGTGGTCACCCAGGTCCGAAGGTCAAACTCCGTCAACTCATCGGAATTACCAGAGAGTAATTCCATACCGCCCACGGTTTCATTCAACTGTCGATTTGAACCAACCGAGCTGTTGGAGAAACTACCCGCGATCTCATCGAAGTCCATGTTAACCCGGTCCTGCTCCTGGTAACTGGATCCTGTAACCTCGGGCATAGTCTCTGACTTCACGTCAGCCAAGTCATCCATCAACGTAACAGAGCCCGGAACGTTGCGACTCAATGACCGGAAATCGATTGACGATCCCCGTTTAGCGAAGTAACGACGGTTCAGCACCAACATCACGTTGTCACGTCGCTGGTTGTTGATGTCGTTCGCTTCCTGCTGCAGTGGTGCGCTCAGACCCGAAAGAGACTCGGGGTAGTTCTTATGTGACTCGATGTTTGACACACCCAGCACATAAGGACGTTCACCAGGGGCAAGCCACGGGTATTCGACCTCCAGGGGAACGGGATCCGATAGTCTGAAGTGAACGCCCAAGGTGTAGTAAACCCAGTCTCGGCCGTTCTTATGGATGATGTTTCGATGCACCCACACGGTATCGAAGTCTGTAAAGCTGTGCTGCACGTCATTCGCATCCTGGCGACCCTTGGATCGTTGGGATCTCAGGCTGTCGTAATCCGTCGTGAGGCCCTGCTGTAGAGCGGCATCATCCACCTCGAACCAAGGTACGGGGTTCTTCAGGTCCGCTACGCCGCGCTCTTTAACCTCGCCAATTTCCATGGGCATCTGGTCAATGATGTACGGCGAGGTGCCCAACGGATCATCCCAGTCCGCCGATGGGGAGAACCTGATATTCTCAACCGGGCGTAACTCGATGCGCGGGGTATCCTTGACCCGGGTGTACCGTTCGTTATAGACCGGCTCGCCCATCTCATCCATGACGTAGCCACCTTGATCATCCATAGCGGGCTCTTTGTCGGTGATCTCGGTGTAATCCCAACATTGGTGGCTGATACACACCCCGGCGACATTGGCATCCTGGAACGCACCGATAGCAATCTTGTACCAGGGTACCGTGTTCTCAAGCCTGTACTGCAGCAGTTCCTGACAGATCTCAGCACTCAGCACCTGGGCTTCGTCGCCGTCGTTCTCTGCAGATACCGTCACAACGTCAGAGGTCGAGAACAGGGCTTTTGCCGCCGAGGCGTCCCGCTTTCTCAACACGGACCGAGTCTTTGGACGGAAACCCCGAGCCCTGAACTTATAGGCGTCTGAAAAGTATTTCGACCCTGGGGCATGGGTGTTGTTGAAATGGGCAATATTCCGCTCTATGGACTTACGAACAGACGCGTCGAACCAACTGTCTGACGTCTCAAACGCAGAACGCGCAATATCCAACCAATCATCCTTTTCTGAATCGATCTGGGACTGGGGGGTGGTGTGTCCCGGATCTCGCTTATTGTCACCGGCTGTGTACATCGTCATAGGGTTATACCTCGTGGATCGCTTCACCAAGAGCATTCCGTCTCAGGTTGCTCAATTGATCCCGCATATCCAGACCTCGTTGTCTGGCGATGTTGTAACGCTCCAGGAGTTCGCCACCGAATCTGACCACGTTCTTAAAGTCCGGGTCGATTTTATTGATGTGCATCACAAAGCCCATACGCCCCGACAATGCAAGGTTTCTGACCTGTATGATCCCGCCTTTCGAGTCAATGTCGATAACCCATGCGCCACTCATGTGCGGGTAGTGGCGGTTTAAGGTGTCGAGTAGATTCTTACGTAATAACGACTCGGTTGGTGTCTCCGGGGTGATGATTAGATCACTCTGCATCGTAGACCCCCGACTTGTCGTCTTCTTTAAACTTTCGGCCATTCGAGAACTCGTAAGCATCACGAGTCGGCTCTGGCTTCTGGGTCGTGTAGACCAATGTGCGCCAGTCTATCGTCTTTGTGGTCGTATTTACAGGGATATCAGCCATTTAGTAGTCCTCCACCAACTCTGGCACCAAATCGGCGCGGTTATAATCGATTTTCGTCATGGGCGTGATCTGAGCAAATGTAAGCGCCAAGGCATCAGCGCAGTCTGGGGAATGCAGTCCGCGCTTCTTCATGTCTTCCTTACGCTCCATTTGGATCCGCTGCTTGGTATCGAAGAAATACTCGATGCCGGTCAGATCATCTCGTAGCTCTGCATCCTCGGGGATGTCAGCCCCCACGAGCCACTCCCGCATTCTCATCCACATCTCGGCGCGTTTATTGAACGCCGTGTCTTTATTCTCAACATCGGGGTTTGAACCAGAAAGCACCTCAACGCAAGGAAATCCCAGCTGGCGCAACCGGTCCACCACCCCGGCGCCCAGGCCCACACCATCGACGAACGTAACATCGATGTTGTTTTTGACGATTTCCTCGGCTACTCGAGCCGCGACCTGCATGGTGTCGAGACCTCGTAACTTTATCAAAGGTTCGACTTTCCTACCCTGGCGGCGACAAATCACGGTTTGATCGGATCCAAATCGCGCTACGTCCACACCTAACAGCTTTGGCGTACCATGAGTCACGTCGATTTCACGTAGCGTCGCCTTTTCGACCACTTCCGTGCTGATAAACTGGGTATCGCCCACCCTGGGGAACTCTCCCTTAACACGAACGCGGACGAAATCCGAGTCCTCGCCCCACGCATCGACGTCCTTTTGAATCGACTCTTTATTCGGCATCCTACAGCTTCGGGAGTCTACTTGCCGGGTGTGCCACTGATCACGGAACTTACCCCAACACTCCTTGAACCGCCCGGTGTTCTTGGTGGGGTTACCGAACACGAACCACATGGCCCTGGGATCGTTCACACCACTCGATACTTCCCAGATAACGTCGGGTATTGC